AAACAACTGCAACAGGACAAATAACAATTAATTCATCAGATGGTGATAATGTTGTTATTGGTGAAGCTACTGGTACTATTGCTGGGTTGATGAGTACTACTCACCATAATAAATTAGATGGAATTGAAACAGGAGCAGATGTAAACGTAGTAGATAGTGTAGCAGGAAAAACAGGAACAGTATCATTGGTTAAAGGTGATGTTGGATTGGGTAATGTAGATAATACTACTGATGCTTTAAAACCAGTATCAACTGCCGGTCAAACTGCATTAAACTTAAAAGCTAATTTAGCTTCTCCTACATTTACTGGTAATCCAATTGCACCAACACAAGCGGCAAATAACAATTCTACTAGAATTGCAACAACTGCTTATGTTCAAACTGAACTTACTGATTTAATCGGTGGAGCACCTGGAACATTAGATACACTTAATGAATTAGCCGCAGCAATTAATGATGATGATGATTATTCTTCTACTCTTACAACGGCATTAGCAACAAAATTAGTTAAATCAAGTAACTTATCAGATTTATCAAACGCTGGAACAGCACGAACTAACTTGGGTGTAGATGCAGCAGGAACTGATAACTCAACAAATGTAAGTTTAAGTGGTACACCTGATTATATAACAATTAGTGGACAAACAATAACTAGAAATCAAGTTAATTTAACAACAGATGTAACCGGTGTGTTACCATCAGCTAATTTAGATTCTGATACAGCACACTTAAGTGGAACACAAACATTTAGTGGAGCGAAAACATTCTCCTCATCAACTGCATCAACAAGTAAAACGACTGGAGCAGTTATAGTAACTGGTGGTGTTGGTATAGGTGGAGCATTAAACGTAGGAGGTGATGTAGTTGCATTCTCTTCTTCAGATGAAAGATTAAAAGATAATATTGAACTTATCTCTAATCCAATTGAAAGAGTACAAGCATTAAGAGGTGTAACATGGGATTGGAACTCAAACGCTGATATATTACAACAAACATTACCAAATGTTGGTGTAATTGCACAAGATGTTGAGAAAGTTCTACCACAGTTGGTAACTGATAGAGATAATGGATTTAAAGGTGTAGATTACGCTAAACTTACTGGATTACTTATCGAAGCAGTTAAAGACCAACAAAAACAAATTGATGAATTGAAGAGTAAACTTTCTTAAATAAGAGGTTCACTTAACGATTCAAATTTTAAAAAGTTAAATAATGTATATATATCTTTATATAAAGATGGTATATTATTTAGGGTATATAATTGTATAAAAAAGGTAAGTCATATATATGGCACAAGTAGTTAAGCTAAAAAGAACATCGGTTGAGGGTAGGAAACCAACAACATCTAACTTAGAGTTAGGTGAGTTGGCAATTAACACCCACGATGGAAAGATTTACTTTGAAAAAAATAATGGAACTCCTTCCATTAAAGAAATTGCCACAGAAGATTCTTATTACTTCTATACATCTTCATTAGATTCAAGATATGTTAACCTAACAGGTAACGAATCAATTGCAGGTAACAAAACGTTCTCAAACAATATAACGATTTCAGGAAACCTATCCGTAGAGGGTACTACAACAACAATAGACTCTACTACTGTTAATATAGGAGATAATACCTTAGAACTTAACTATGGTGGTTCTCAAACAACTGGTGGTTTACTTATTAAAGATGCAACTGGTAGTTCAACCGTAAGTGGTTCATTATTATGGGATTCAACAAACGATTATTGGAAAGCAGGAAAATTAGGTAGTGAAGAAGAAATACTTTTAAGAAATACTCATGGAGTAATTAGTGGTTCATCTCAAATTGACCACGATACAACCACAAACTTCGTAGCAAACGAACATATTGACCACTCAAGTATTACAATTGGTAGTGGTAAAGGTTTAAGTGGTGGTGGTACTATCACAACAAATAGAAGTTTATCATTAGATACAGGTTCTAATCACTTTGTAAATGGTGTAAAAACCAAATTAGATGCAGATAGTGTAATAAGTGGTAGTAATTTAGATGGAATGACCGTTAGTGGTTCATTTAGTGGTTCTTTCCAAGGTGATGGTAGTGATTTAACAGGATTATCAGTAGACCAAGTTGCAACTGTAACAGATACTTTTACAAATGTAAATTTAAAAGTAGTAACTCACAATTTTGGTACTAAAAATGTAATTGTAACAGTATATGGTACTGATGATAGCTACTTTATACCAAGTTCAATTGTAACAACAAATACTAATCAAGTAACAGTAAAATTTGCATCAAATGAAAGTGGTAGGGTAGTAGTTGCAAAGGGTGGTCATGTTGTACAAGGAGTTTCTTCCGATTCAAATCTATTAGATGGTGAAGATGGAACTTATTACTTAAATTATGGTAATTTTACAAGTGTACCAAGTGGAATCGTTAGTGGTTCATCACAAATAACAGATTTAACTACTCATAAAGAAACAGTTAGTGGAGCATCTTCATATGCAATAGACCACAACTTAAATGAACAATATCCAATCGTTCAAGCATGGAATACTGCAACTTCAAAACAAGAACTACCTAATTCTATAACAACAAACTCAGTAAATAGAGTAACTGTTGATTTTTCTACAACTTTTGTAGGAAAGATAATCGTAAAAAAATAATTTATGGTATATGATGTGTATTATACTACTGGCGGAGGCCCTTGGGTAAATGCTGGTACTGATACATGGGTAAATCTATGGATAGAGCTAATTGCTCCTAAATTAGATGTAAAACCAATTCTTCTTTTACATAGAAACAAACCAGAAGGACATGAAGATTATGAATTTCCAATAGAAGCTTATTGGCATGGAGATGATATTGATAAATTTGAAGAATTATGTAATGGTGCAAGAAGAATCAACATATTACATGGACATTATACTCCAATGAAGGTAATAGAAGAGAATAAACATAAAATACATTCCAATATTTTACATAACTCAGTAGACCATATATTAAAATCTCAATTCAGTTCGGATGCATCATTTATTCAACATCCTTATATAGATTCTAAATGGGAAACTGAAATAAATGATGTATCTAATCATTCTATATGGATAGGTGTATATGAAATTCTTGTAAAAAACAAGAATATTCCAAATTTCTACGAATTTAAACAAAATTTACCATTATCTGATTCAAATACAATAGGATTTGCAGCCAGAAGTGAAGGTAGAAAAAACCCAAGATATTTAGATGGATTACCATCTATGTTATTTACAAACTCCATACATTTTAAATCAATTTGGAAACGAGGAATGCAGATGAATACTTCTAAAATGAAAATATACCATTATACACCTGGATTCCAAGATAACTTTTATAATATGGATTGGGGTATATCACATTCGTGTTTTAATCATGAACCGTTTGGATATAGTATATTTGAAGCAGTAGATTATGGAAAATTACCAATTTTACATGGAAGTTGGTGCAAAGATTTAGAATATCCATACAGAGCTTCATCGAAAAAAGAATTTGTAGATATTTATAAGAGGTTAATAAATACATCTTATTTAGAAAAAAGTAAATGGTTTAACTTACTAAAAGAATTTATGATTAATAATTATACTAATAAAGATAAGTGGATAAGTGATTTACTTGATATTTATAATATATAGGGAAAACTAAATATGGCAATTTCAGCAGGAGAAACACTCAGTTTAAACAATTTAGCAGGAGCAACAGGATTCACACAGAGTTCTAATGTATCATTAGGTACTATTAAAGGCTCACCACAGGCTGGAGATAATATTTCATTATCTTCGTTTGGAGTGGATAGTATTGATTCAATTAATGGATTTACATATGCGGTAGAATCAACATCTGAACAATACGTTATACAGTTTACGGGTAATGGAACTAATTTCAATAACAAAATCAGACCAAGAAGTGCTAATTACACATGGTCTGTTTCTCCATCATATAATTCAGCTGGAAATGTTTCGGGATACTTAGACCTCCCATCTAGTCCTGCATATAATCCAACTATTTCAATTGGTGCTATGAACCCACAAGGTGCAGGTTCACAGACTTCACTTTTAGGTTCAGTATCACATACATTATCATCAACATTTGATGATGGATTTAACGACCATGCAACAAATTTCGGTGATGCTATAACTAAAACAGTCCATTCAGTAGACTCATATGATAGTAACGCTTCACCATTATGTTTAACCTCAGATTCTCCAATTTTAAAATCAGATGGAACAATAGTAGAAATCGGTGATTTAGAAGAAGGTGATATATTATCAGGATATTCATTAAATGGTTTATCGGAAGATGAATCGGCATACTTAGATTGGTCAACTGATTCTTTATCTACAAGTGCAACAACTACACAGGTAGTTTCTATAATATATTCATTTGCAGATAGATACTATAATATTAATAGTGATGAAATAAAGGCAACTGCCGAACATCCATTATTAGTAAAGGATTCATCAGACGATAATTATAAATTTAAGACAGTTAGTAATATCCAAGTAGGTGATAAATTAATTAAAGGGGATTCAACTGAAGTTGCAGTAACCTCTATAACAGCTGTTAATTCAACAACAGAAATAGTTTCAATTGATGTTGAAACAAATGATACATATTTAGTTAATGGATATATTACTCATAATAAAGGTGGAAATTCACATACCGATGAGGGAGTAACTAATGCACCTACTACAATTGCATACAACCAAAGTACACGAATTCTTTCATGGGCTCAAGGTGGTGGAACTGAACCTGGTGGCAATACATATGATTTCGATATAGATAATAATAGTGACTTTAGTAGTCCATCAATATCGAGAACTCAATATAGTAATAACGAGTTTCAAGTGATATTAAGTGCAGGTACATATCATCTTAGAGTTAGGGAATATAGTACTAATGGATTATTGAGTGCTTATTCAACAACAACAAGCTTTGTTGTTTTATAGAAATATAAATTACGTTTTGTAAAAAACCATATATTTATATATATACTTAAAAACATTTAAATTAAATATCAAATGGCAGAAAAAATAAAGTTTACAAAAGATGAAGTATCTCAAATTAATACCTTGAGAACTGATGTTGCAAATCTTTTTACAAGATTAGGACAACTTCAAATTGAAAAAAACAGAAGACTTGATGAGCTTGAACAAGTTGAGAGTGAGTTATTACAAAAACACTCTGGATTAGTAGAACAAGAACAAGAACTATTTAAAGGGCTAAACGAAAAATATGGTGATGGAAATTATGACCCTATAACAGGAGATTTCACACCACAAGAAGTAAAAGAAGAAGTTACTGAAGAATCAGCAAAATAAATTTGTAGTTTCAAGAAAGTTACTTATACTTATATACAGAGTATTATTATACAAAAAACATAACAAGGAGTAAATAAAATGGCAGAAAAAATTGTATCACCTGGCGTATTTACGAGAGAAAACGACCTTTCTTTCTTATCACAAGGAATTGGAGAAATCGGAGCAGCAGTAATTGGACCTTTTAAAAAGGGCCCTGCATTCGTACCAACCGTTGTAAATACCCAATCGGAATTTGAAGAAATATTCGGTACACCTGATGGTTCATACTATACAGGATATACCGTACAAAACTACCTAAGAGATGCAGGAACAGTAACTATTGTTCGTGTAGGAAACATAGGTGGTTATACACAAACAGCACCTATAGCTATTAAAGCAGGTGGAAAAATAGTAGGAACACTATTCGAAACTCATAATGGAAAAGGAACATTGGCAGCATCATCTGCAACAAGTGCTTCGGCTTCTTCATCAGTAATAAATTTAGACTTAACTGGTTCAGCAGTTGCTGTATCAGCATCTATTAATCCAGCTGATGGAAATGATTTAGGTGATGTGTTTGGAAGTAATCCACGAGGAAACAAAGATGCATATGTTTATAATTACTTTGAAAGTAAAGCAGCAAGTATAGTATCTGCAGGTGTTTCTAATATAGGAATTATAGAATTAGAAGACCAAGTGTTTTCATCAGATGTTCAACATGCTTCCACTCCTTGGATACAATCTCAGTTGATTTCAGGTGAAAGACATAATCTTTTCAAATTACATAGTTTAGGAGATGGTACTATCTATAATGGTGAGTACAAAGTTTCAATATTTAATGTTAAACCAGCAGGTTCTAACAACTCTACTGATTATGCAACATTCTCATTAATTATTAGAAAAGGTAGTGATACTGATAAAAGAAAAGGAATCTTAGAAACTTGGAATAACTTAAACTTAGACCCAGCTTCTCCTAATTACATCAAAAAAGTAATTGGTGATAGAAACTTAGTAATAGATGCTAATGGAAAACAAACTGAAAATGGTGATTACCCTAATCGTTCTGCATTCGTAAGAGTAGAATGTGTTGGAGAAGGTAATTTCCCTATCGTTGCTGGACCGTTTGCACATGATAAGTATTACAATCCAATTTACGTTGGTACAAATGGGGCAGAAACTGATATTCCTGCTGTTATCTTCTCAACTGGTTCTGATGCTAACAATTCTTCAAAATCTGTATCATATAGTGGTATTGATTTAGAAACTGCACAAGTTAAGATAGATAACAACAATTATTTAGCTCCAATACCTTCATCAGCAACACAAGGTGGAAACACAGTATTTGCATTTGATGGTACTGTAACTATACTTGGTGGAACTAAGGCATATGGATATGAACTTACAGGTTCTGTATCAAAGGATATAAACAAAAGACAATTTACAGTTGCATTTCAAGGTGGATTTGATGGTTGTAACCCAACTACTGAAAAAGCTCTTGCTGGTTCATCTGCTAATTTTGGTTCTGGTAACTCACAAGGATTTGATTTATCAACATCAACTGCTAGTGGTTCTGTTGCATATGTAAAATCAATTGCATCAGTATCTAACCCAGATGATTTCGATATTAACTTAGTATCTGTACCTGGTGTTGTAAGAAGACATCACTCATATGTATTTGATAAAGTAACTGATATGGTAGAGGCTAGAGAAGATGCATTCTTTATTGGAGATGTTGTAGGAGTTAATTACAATTCTTCAAATGGAAATGTAACTTCAGATACTATCTCTCAGGCAGTTGAACAGGCTGCTGCTGTTGATAGTAACTACGTTGGTACTTACTACCCATGGGTTAAAACAATCGATTCAAGAACAAATAAACTAATCTCTGTTCCACCATCAGTATTGATGCCTGGAATATACGCTTCGAATGATGCGGTTGCTGCTGAATGGTTTGCACCAGCTGGATTAAATAGAGGTGGTATAGTAGGTGCTATATCTGTATTAAACAGATTAACACACGCTGAAAGAGATACTTTATATGAAGCTAAAGTTAACCCAATCGCTCAGTTTCCTGGAGAAGGAATCGTAGCATTTGGACAAAAGACTTTACAAGATAAGGCATCTGCACTTGATAGAATTAACGTAAGAAGATTAATGATTAAAGTTAAGAAGTATATTGCTTCAACTTCAAGATACTTAGTATTCGAACAAAATACTTCTCAAACAAGAAGTAGATTCTTAAATACTGTGAATCCTTATTTAGAAGGAATACAACAAAGACAAGGTTTATATGCATTTAGAGTAGTGATGGACGAGAGTAACAACACACCAGATGTAATCGACAGAAATATATTGGCTGGACAGATTTTCTTACAACCAACTAAAACTGCTGAATTCATCGTGTTAGATTTCAACATCTTACCAACTGGAGCATCATTTACCGCATAAATTAAGTAAAAATAAAAAAGAACTATATTTATAATAGAATATAATTAGGAGAAAACAAAATGGCAGAAGTATTAGAATTTAACGATATGTTTTATACCAACTTCGAACCGAAGATGAAGAATAGATTCATCATGGAAATCGATGGTATTCCTTCATATCTAATAAAAACAGCAAACAGACCTTCAATACAATTTGAAACTGTTACCCTAGACCACATTAACGTTAAAAGAAAACTTAAAGGAAAAGGTGAGTGGCAAGATGTAGAAATTACATTATTTGACCCAATCGTTCCTTCAGGAGCTCAAGCAGTAATGGAGTGGGTAAGAACATCACACGAATCTCTAACAGGTAGAGATGGATATGCAGATTTCTATAAGAAAGATATCCAATGTTACCTATTAGGACCAGTTGGTGATAAGATTGAACAATGGACTCTTAAGGGTGCGTTTATCAACAATGCAGTGTTTAATGATTTAGATTGGTCTTCTAATGACCCTGCCGAAATCACATTGACACTATCGTATGATTACGCTATCTTAGAATTCTAAGAAAGATTAGATATATTAAATTAATAAAAAGGTTCTCTTAGTGAGAGCCTTTTTTTTTACAACTTTTTT